AATGTATTACGAATATTATTGCCAACACCCGAAAAAATTGCAAAACACACTTCTCTGTTAACCGTAACAGTTATTATCAAAATCAAAAACAAAATAACTATACCAAAAATTTTACGAAACTTATTAGAAAACAGTTTGTTTGTTTTTATAAATTTACATTTTATGGATTACAAAAAATTTAATTCTTTACTTTGAATGGGTTTGAGGGTTATACATAAAATACAATATTAACAAAAACAAGTTTGTCAATGTTGTAATTACTCCTGAAAAAATTAACGATGAATCCTGAATGAAATAACCATGAAGAAGCCAAAGAATACTTGTAAATAGAAAAAGAAATAAAGAATGTAATGATAAATCTTTTACACGTTTGGTTGTATAAGATTTGTAAAGTTGTGGAAAGGACTCTATACAATTCATAATCGGCGCAAGTATTGCTACAATAACTTTTATATTATTCAACATTAACTGTCTTTTAACATAGTTGTGTTTTATATATTTTGATTTATTCCGTAACTCTAGCAGGGAACCCAGGTTCCCCTGCTAAATTATTTAAGTTTTTATCCGAAAATAGAAATATATTTCGGTTTTTAATAAATAGTCTTGTTATTTATTTCAATGTTGTGCACAAATAAATAACTTAATAAATGTTTTCTCAGTGTAAATTTGCGACTTTTTGCGACTTTTTATTTCCATTTATTTCCATTTTGGTTTATCTAGCAAGGGTTTTGAATTATAATTTATATAACACAATCATAATATGGTAACATTTTAATCAACAAAATAAATTTGCGACTGTTTGCGACTTTTTTATTTCCAAAAATGTCCATTTATTTCCATTTTTAAAAAATGTCCTGTTTTTTAAGGATTTTCTTGAAAAAAGTTTTGATAGTTTGTATATTTTATTGTTATGATAACTGGTCTTTAATTATAAATATAAATTTATCCCATTTATTGAATAAAACTAAATTTATTTGATAACATTTTTTTGAATAGTTACTTGTTTAACAATTGCCTTAATTATTTTTTTAATAGAATCTTGACATTCACTACCATTCAAATGTGTAAAACCTGAAGTGATTTGACCCAATATACTCAAATACTCATCGTTTTTCTTATCATCGTGCGCCATACATGTCGGATTTTCTTCCACCCATTCTTTTATTTTCAAGAACTTTTTGTGTGCGAGATGTTTGGTAATGCGGGTTACTCCTGCGTAATCTGTGTCTTTTTCCCAAACATTGTTTGTTTTTATATATAAAACTTCTCTCTTTTCATCCGAACAATGAATGGGTCTAACTTTTTGGTCTAACGCTTTTAGTTCTCTCACCAAAACATTAGATATTCCTTTTATATAACCGTGTTTTCCAGTATAATCCAAATCTTCCAATTGGATTTGAATAGAATCAATAAATTGATTGATATTCATAGCATCCTTGCATGTTTCGTTCAAAAAGAACTGAAGGTTAAATTGATTATTTTGTGTGTTTTGCGTATGTTGTACAATGTGGTTATGATTATTCGTAATATTTTGAATAGTTGAATTGAATTTTTGAGCCATTTCCAACATGAATTTTTGCTGTTCCATCATCATATCCTTAAACTCCTGATTTTGTTTTACTAAAGTCCATATCATATCAGCGTCTTTATCCAACTTATTGTCTTCTTCTTTTTCTTTGTATACAACGCATTTTCTTTTATGTTTTGATAGTCCTTGACTATAAGTATAATTTTTACCACAATAACATTTGTATTTGTTATTAAATACTTCTGTATTTTTTTTAGAAAAAGTTTTTATATTGTACCCATTTATATGTTTGAGTGTAGTTAAATGTTTGTCATAGTTAGATTTGTTACTTGTGTTGAAGTTGCAAATTTCACAACTAAACTTATGTTTTTTTTGGAAAGATTCTAGGTATCCAGTTGTATCCATTATATAATTGGATTAATTTTTTTAAGTTTTTATCAGTAAATATAAATGAAATTTTAAAAAAAATATTATTTATAAATTTTAGTTTTAATAAATTTTAAACAAAATAGTTATATACTTTAAATAAATATAGAATTATTTAAGTCTAGATTTTAATTTAATTTAAAAATAATTGTTACGCATTTGTAGTCGCATTTTTTGAAAGATATAGTATCCAAAAAGTATCCAAAAGTATCCAAATGTATCCATTCTTGCTTTATGATGCGGTTTAATAATATTTGTTTGTGTAGGTTATTACGCGTTATGTATTCAAATATTTTGTTTTTAAATTATGGCATTTTTTGACAGATTAAATGTATCCAAATGTGTCCATTTTTAAAAATGTCCAATTTTTTTAATGGATTCTTAAAAATTTTTACAATCACAACATGAAAATTCAAAAATCAAAATGAGAGCATTTCAGTCACAAGTGAAATATTTCTTTTTTTTCCGGGAAAGCCAAAAGGAAAACCCGTTTTTGGACATTTATAAATGTCCAATTTTCATTTTTGGAGGGGGGTCTTGGAACAAGAAAAATTTCACTTGTGATTGAGAAATTATTAAATTAAATACTAATATTTATTGTTACGAAAACCAATCACAATAAAACCCCTTATATTTAAATGATTTTACTATAAATAATTCAACAATTAAATAAATTTATTCGTTGAATTAATTTTAAAAATAAATAACATAAATTTATAATAAAAACAATAATAAAATGTTGTATATATTCTTGATGATAAACTGTTTGTTATTGGTAAATAGCTACCCAACAATAACAAAAATGGTTTCAAGAATGAAAACTACTCTTTCAATTTACAATGGAGAGAAAGAAGTTTTCGAAAAAATTAAACGAAGTGTGTTACTATCAAAGTTAATTTACGATTACGATTTTGTCAAGGTTCATGATATTTCAACGAGAGAAAAATACTATATAAACACAAGTCAAAATGTTTCTTTTACGAATATTACCGTTGATTTTGTAAAGAGAAATAATATATTTTTTAACTTAAAGCAGTTTGTAGGTCGCGTGAATAAAGACGATTTTCTTAAAAACACGGATAAGTATTTTAATTTATTGAATGAACATTATCAACAAACGGAGATTTATGGCTACTTTTATAATAAAAAACGACTACATTCTTTATTATTAATTAATCATTTGGATAAAGAAATTGTGGTTGTGTTTCGAGGGTCTCAGTATATAGAAGAATGGATAAAAAATATAAATTTTAAAGAAAAAACCATGCCGTTTTGCAATAAATACAAAATGCATGGAGGTATATTGAATATGTATACTCAAGAAAAGGTGGATAATAACATGGTATACATATTGGATAACTTGTATTATTATTTTCCAGAATATACAAAAATATTTACGGGGCATAGTAAAGGTTCTGTAAACTGTGTTCTCTTGGCGTGTGAGTTACTTGACTCACTGAAAGAAAAATACAATTATGAAATATTTTTATTTGGTAATCCTCCAGTATACAACTTACAATTTGGTAATTACTTGAATAATAACCCTAATTTAAAAATATACAATGTGTTGAATGATAATGATATCGTCACGTCTCTTCCTTTTCTAGGAAAATATCAAATAGGAACCGAAGTTTTACTTAAGAATAAAAGTATAATTGTTATAGACCATGAACTCCCTTATAAAAAACAACTTGATATTCGCCGTTTTTATAACTCAGTAGGTAGACATAATTTGAATAACTATATAAAAAAAATCTATGACCTATAATTTAGCAAGTAACTCGTGTTCTTCACTCAATTCAAACATTTTTAACCATTCGTATATACATTCATTTCTCTCTTCAATCAAGAAAAGACCCCACATAATTTTTATTTGCACCGAAACAGGTTTTTTTTCAAACTTGTGTTTTATGTAATTTTCCAAATGCCTTGATCTTGGACATATAAGTCGTAGAATAATATTTCTATAAAATATATTTATAAATTTTGGAACATAACCATTCATTGTGGCAACCCTATCATTCGCATAAATAAACATGTTATTTATTAACCAATTCAAATCTTCGTTTTCGTCGTGATTATAATCGGCCTCAACTACAAAAAAAACATGGTGGTATATATTTTTCACGAATTTGAGAGAAGAAGAAAAATGTTTGATGTCTTCTAACAGAGGTTTTGGTTGAGGTTCGTATAAATAAGAAGTGATGTAGAGGGCAGTTTCCTTGGGAAGTTTATTTATGTTATAATTTAAATCATTGTTTTTGAAATACATCTAATATAGTAAGTAGATGTATTTTTAATCTATTTTATAGTCGAAATAAAACAAATGTATTTTATCAGTTACGTTACGTGTATCGGTATCTCAAAAAATGATATTAACATATTGTAACAAGTTTTGGAGGTTTTATTTTGTTGTTTATTTGCTACTAGGAGGGGTCGCAGGGGAACCTAGGTTCCCTGCATCCATAACAAACCTTTCCAAATCGTTAATATCAATATGTGGAAGTTGACAATGGCACTCCCAAAAATATTTACAATAAGACCAAATAAACTCACAGTCTTTGGGGTAAAACTCGCCACGTTTTTTCAAAAGAGAGTCGCGCAAATTTATCGGAAGAATTCGCAAACATTCCCTAGGTGTAACATAACAGAGTTGTACGAGTTCATTCACAGGATTCGGCAGTTGTTTTGGCAAAAACTCTCTTTCAAAATAAGGAATGTAACGAAGTAAATCCTTGAGTAAAGGAGGGTAGTTATGTTGATAACACCATCTCCAGTCAACACATCCAGATGTATAATACTTAATCGTCCATTCAAGACCTTCCAAGTAGTTGATAGAAACGGATTGACATCGTTCTTCGTCATTATCCATTTTCAATAAACATTTATAGTATCTTCTTTGCCATCCGTCTTTGAACGGATTAATGTATTTTTCAAGTTCTCTTTCATAGTTGGGAATACTTTCAAACTTGGCAAATTTTTGTTCGTCTGTTTCGGTCGGCGAGTTTTTACAGAGTTTTTCTCGGCGGTCTCTCAACTTCATTTCTGTTTTAATATATTCTTCTTCCAAGTCACCCAAATGGGCAACCAACTTTCGCACATTTTTCCAATAAATAGTCTGTCCATCCGTTATAATTTCATTGGTTCCACCCAAAATGAACTTATATGCGTTCAGTAGTTTATCTACACCACCCGTTCTAATATTGAGTGCAGGAAAGTGTGGAAGAAAGTCATTCCCCAAAAAGAAACATAGAAAGATATAATCATAAACTCTAGAAACTTGAGATTCTGTCATCCCTGCACCGATTGTCATAGCGTTACTTACACTAGAAGTAAGCAAGGGTATATCTAACAAATAGGTTTCATTTGGTTCCAATGAATTATCAATACTCTTGATAAATTCCGGAGTCTCACGAAACAAATAGATGGACGGGCAAACGGGAAGATGATTAATAGATAACATAATTAAGTCCGCATCAAGACCATAAATAATAGTTGTGTCCGACTCCGTATGGTCGTCTGGATTATCACGAATAAACTGAAAAATTTTATGTTCACCCTCACCAAACTCGGAACTCGTGGAAACATGGACTTCCGCGTTATATTTTGACGAATTCTTTTGAAAGTAGACTGATATCGTTTCGTTTAGTTGATGCATAAAAGTAGTTCCAGGTGTGATAAGTCCAGTGTTGAACACTTCGTCTACAGACCCACCACTCGAACTCTTGACTTGAATCGACTTTAATATCTCTTGTTGATACCAAGATTTATAACGACGGTTGCGTTGTTGTTCCAATTTCGCAACGGGGGCAACTCCATCAAATGCGATAAACACGTGTTGTTTTGGGGAAAGAATCGCAATATACTCTTCGATTTTATGAATCACTTGTTGAATGATTTGGTTGTTTTTGTCGCCGACACTTGCAGTCATTTTTTCAACTTGTCGAACCGCGTCATAAATAATAGAATTACAATCCATATATAAATTTTGAACGACCATTTCACTAGACTGAAATCGCCGCAGAATTTCAATATGGTTACGAACAATATACGAAAAATAACTTGGAATTCCCATATATTGAAATTTGGCGAGGTGTCTTTAATATGGTTAATAAAAACATTTATATTATGATTTAAAGAACCCGACCAAAACCAAGACGATACATGGTGTCATACAAAATAATAAAAATATCTGTAAATATTAGAATATAAATTATTATAAATATATGATGGTTAATATACAAAACACCAATACGCAGAAAATTACTCCTTTGGTAAGTAAAAAGATAGAATTTTTCCAAGACGTCATTCAAAAAACAATATTAAATGTGCAGAAAAACAAAGTATTGGATATTTTAGGAGTGAGTGATATAAATATTTGTTTACATAAGTTGAGTATTTTGAATGAAAAAATGCGAACCATGACGGAATCATTGAATCAAAACAAAAACGATGACGTAGTTCAACATCTTCAGTTGATAAATAATGAACTATCCTCCTTGTTAAAGGTTTATGGGACAGAGTCACTCGAAGATATGCTCGTTGTTTGCTTTGGCAATAACTATTCAATCACAAATAATGAAACCGAAAACGACAAGTATAATTTATTGAAGAAATACTTCCATCCAACTGGATATAAAGTGTTGAATAACGCAGGTAAAAATTCACAAAAAGATACGACAACGACAGATACGACCAAAAATTTGGAATGTAGTGATAATTTTTTGAATTCGAAAAAGTTTCATAATAAGGTATATGGCATAAAGTTATATATTCAAAATAAATCTCTCAATAAAAACTTGGTAATATTTGGAATTATTGATGACGTGATGATTGACTTTTTGGATAATCAATATGTTCATGAAATAAGAGAGAACGTATACAAATATATACCATCCGACAAGAATTTTCAGAAAGAAACGTTTGACAAATTTGTCAAGTCGTTGACATTGAAAGATTACATGACAAATTCAAGACATCAAGATATTTATAGTAAGTTTATTGGGTATTCAACGAATTATAAAATGATGAAACAGCGTAACTTATCACAAATTGTCAAGGATTTTATAACTGCGGATTTGTATTCAAAACGAAATATGATAATTCAGTTACTGATTCATTCGAGTAATAATAGTTGCGAAAATAGTTACTACGCATATTTGTTATATGACTTATTATCGAGCGACAAAAGTTCTGCTGTTGTAGATACTGTCGAACAAACCACCTTATTCGATAGTTTCCCATGGTCTATAAAACAATATTTTAGAGATGCGATGAGTATGACGGTTCAATATACAACGGACTTGTCTAATTTCGACATGAATAAAATACCCATAGAACAACAAATATGTTTATTGAAGGCGCCTGAAACGGTGAAGGAAAAGGCGATGATAAAGTTGAAAGAAGTCAAGTCAAAGACGGAAGACTCGGGAAGCAAGGCTCGTCAATATTTAGATGGTCTCTTGAAGATACCATTTGGTGTTTATAAGAAAGAACCCATTTTGTATGTAATGGATGACATTAAACGGAATTTTAAGGAATTACAAGAAACGAATTGTTTCGCTAATATTCCGAAGAAGGAAAAATATACAAGTGTTGAAATTGTAAACTATGTAAACACACTGAGAGAAGAAATTGACGCACCATCTGTTATAGACATAGACTCGTTAAATTTAAACAATTTAAACAAACCACCAGACTACACGTTTCAACAGTTTTTTCAAAAACTAGATGAATTGGATAAAACCGGACTGGTTGATGTTTGTCAAAAAATAAACAAAGTTATTGTGGAAGATAAGTTAGAGTTTAAGAAAGTAAAGACCTCTGGAAAAACAAAAACCGCATTGAAAATGGATATTATTAAGTTTAGTGAACATCATAAAAGCAAGTTATCGGTTTTATATGAACTGTGTAATAAAGAAGAAACCGTAACAACACAAATAGCGCAAATAACACAACCAACAACACCAATGCCAAAACTGAAAACAAATAATGACGAAGATGTTTTGGCAAAAGATATAAAACAAATTGAAGATAAGTTAAAAAACATTAATGACTACATTGTATCTACGAATAAAACGCTCGACGAAGCAGTCCATGGACATAAAAAGGCGAAACAGCAAGTGGAAAGAATTATTGGTCAATGGATAAACGGACAACAGGATGGGTATTGTTTTGGGTTTGAAGGTCCGCCTGGCGTGGGTAAAACATCATTGGCCAAGCGCGGTTTATCCCATTGTTTAAAGGATGAAAACGGAGAGAGTCGTCCTTTTGCTATGATACAAATGGGAGGGGATAGTAATGGAAGTACGTTACATGGTCATAACTATACTTATGTGGGTTCTACCTGGGGAAGCGTTGTTCAAATATTGATGGACAAAAAATGCATGAATCCCATTATATTTATTGATGAAGTGGATAAGATAAGTAAAACGGAACATGGGAGAGAAATAGTAGGCATTCTTACACACTTACTAGACCCTACACAAAATGATGTATTTCAAGATAAGTATTTTAATGGAATCGACCTTGATTTATCCAAGGCGTTATTCATTCTCTCTTATAATGACCCAGAGTCAATTGATAAAATTTTATTAGACCGAATTCATCGTATTAAATTTGGCGTTCTTTCCTTAGACGAGAAACTTGTTATTGCGAAAACCTATATGTTACCCGAAATATATGAAAAAATGGGACTTGAAAACGTCATAAATATGGATGATGAAACCTTGAAATTTATTATAGAAAATTATACATGTGAAGCCGGTGTCCGAAAGTTGAAGCAATGTTTATTTGAAATCGTGGGTGAAATCAATATTGATGTGTTGAAGAAGAGAGAAGATGGTGAATCCAAAGAATCGAAATATAAGGATTTACCTATAAATATATCCATTGATAACATTAAAAACAAGTATTTCAAGGATAAACACGAAATGATTATTAAAAAGGTTTCCAAGGAAAGTAAAGTGGGATTGGCGAATGGAATGTGGGCGAACCAAGTAGGACAAGGTGGAACTTTACCAGTAGAGGCCAAGTTTTTCCCATGTGATAAGTTTTTAGGGTTGAAACTCACGGGCATGATTGGTGATGTTATGAATGAAAGTGCGAATGTTGCCTTGAGTGTGGCGTGGAATTTGACACCGAAAACCGTCCAAAAAGAGTTATCTAAAAAGTATAATAACGCGGTTTGTAAACAAGGTATTCATATCCATTTTCCAGAAGGGTCAGTGTCAAAAGATGGTCCAAGTGCGGGTTCTTGTATCACAAGTGTTATATATTCACTCTTGAATAATTTGAAAATAAAGAGTAATGTTGCTTTAACGGGGGAGATTACATTGAACGGTCAAGTAACTGCGATTGGAGGTTTGGACTTGAAAATTCTGGGTTCAATGAAGGCGGGTGTGAATACATTTTTATTTCCCAAAGAAAATGAAAAGGATTATAAGCAGTTATTAGAGAAATATGAAAAAACAGAGACACTTAAAGGGGTGACGTTCCATTCCGTGGGAATAATAGAAGAAGTATTTCAACACATTTTTGATAAATAAATCAGCAACTCAAATATAATAATAAATTGTGTTATTATTATATAAAATGGATAATAAGTATGGTGCAAAAAATTCCCCATTGTTATTATATCAACCTTATACACTTGCTTTATGGTTGACATTTTATAGTCCAATCATTGTAGCGCTATGTGTAACAAGTATGTCGTTTTACAGTCAGAATTTCAAAGGTTTTGTTTACTTGGCTTGGTTACTCGTGTTTACTTGGTTTAGAAGTTTGTTGTATGAAGTGACAGGAAGTTCACAAACAACTGCGAGCGAAAGCAGCGCAAATATATGTGATATTGTTCAATATAGTCAATATGGAAATTCTGGGTTCAGTGTGTATTTCATTGCTTTTACAATTGTGTATATATGCACCCCCATGTTTATGAATCAAGAAATGAATTATTTTGTTTTAAGCGGTATTTTATTTTATTTACTATTGAATACTTGGATAAGGTCATCCAAACAATGTTTTATGAACATGACCGATATATTTTTGAATTTAGTAGGAGGATTATTTACTGGAGCAGTTGCGGTTTCAATAATGTACGCTGCCAATATTTCCAAATACTTGTTTTTCAATGAATTATCCAGTAATAAGGAGGTTTGTAGTCAACCGAAAAAACAGACATTTCGTTGCGCAGTATATAAAAACGGTGAGGTGATTGGAACTGTGAATCAATGAGACTAGTGCAATCATTTTTTCATTCCCATAACTACGTCTATAAATGAGGGTTCGTATAACACATTGGTTTTCTTCTTCCTTGTGTTGTTTTTGGGTTGTTTTTCGGTTTTTGCTTTGCGCGTGGATTGATTGTCTTTTTTTGCTTGTTTTTTTTGTTCTTTTTTAATTCGTATTTCCTCTTGTTTATCACGCGCCTTTTTCTCTTTTTGCTCCAATTTCAACCGCAACGCCTCTTGTTTTTCTTTCTCTTTTTGATCTCTTAGT